TGCTCAGATCCCTTAGTCTGATTAACTGAGGTTCAGCATCCGCTTGGGGCCCACACCGCGCCTTCGCATACTTAAGTGTATGGATCAAGCAGTTGGCCAAGCTATGATAATAATGTTATCCTAATAAAGGAATACAGTTGGGTCGCCTTCATCACTAAGGCCCACGAGCGCTGTGTTAGCAGCTCGGCGCAGTTAAAACTTCATGACCTTTATTAGTCTAAATCAACAATTAAATATTGCTACAAAAATATTTCATAACAAATTTAATGTGATTAGAAAGGTGCAAGGTGAATGGATAACTCTTAGAGAGGTACCGAAATTCTTCCGATACACTATCTGGTTATCACAGTTAAAGGATCAAAATCAAGACATCTTAAGACTAGGTGCGAACATTCGACGTCTAATTAAAACCAATGGTTTTAATTTCACCTTTCAGTATCTGAAAGAGTGTGCAAGACTCGTATGCCGTTACTTAGCCGGGACGCCTGATCTTGAATATCGCTCTGGTATTCGAGTTAGGGTGAACCGCTATGGACTACCTGTAATTATACCTAGTAACCTTCGTGTCCTTCTTGGGACAGTTGGGGATAGTGTTATAATTACAAGGACAGTTCTTACTATTCTTAATATCTTTAGAGTCTTCCCAACTAAAGTAAAACCTGATATGAGTTCAATATTAGAACCGTTTTCTGGTCTTACGAAGGATCTTGAAATAGATCCTAAGGTGGTTAAAAGACTTTTAAGAGGACACAAGATAACTTTTGGTAAAATCAGGGGATTTATTAGTGAATCAGCTGGACCAATTGCCAAACGTGCGACTTGGGGGTCTGGGATAGATGCAATTGCATTAATCCTTTTCCCTTATAGTGCTTTCTCAGTGATGAGATTTCTGGTAGAGCGTAAAGCCTACCTTTATCTAGCATCTCTGTTAAGCTTATGGATCTTATTAGGACCCATCTATGTCATCACGTGGATGTTAGGTGCCGAAAAGAAACTTCCGATTGGACGTCTCTCTGTCGTTTACGATCAAGCAGGTAAAGCACGAATTGTTGCTATGCCTTCTTTCTGGATCCAATTATGTCTGCGACCGCTTCATGACTCTATTTATAGATTCTTGAAGTCGGTTCCGCAAGACGGAACGGCTAACCAGTTAGGCCCTCTTAATTTATTAAGAGAGAATCCTAATAAAGGACATGCATTCTCATGTTACGATCTGAGCGCAGCGACGGACCGATTGCCTATAGATTTACAGGTTCACATTTTAGATCTTTTAGGTCTAAATGGTAAACTCTGGAGATCAATCCTTGATATACCTTGGTCATTCCGTGGTAAAGAATATAAGTATGCCGTTGGGCAACCAATGGGTGCCTACTCTTCCTTCGCGATGCTTGCTTTAACTCATCACTTGATAGTTAGAACAGCTGCGGCTAGAGTTGGAATTAACGACTTCACTAATTATGCTGTATTAGGAGATGACATTGTGATTAATCATGATGGCGTTGCTGATCAATACTGTAAAATTATGGAGGCGTTAGGAGTATCAATAAACCCTTACAAATCTATAATTTCGAAAGATATTATGGAATTTGCTAAGAGATTGATGACTCCAACTACTGATATTTCACCGATAGGTGCAGGAGCAATCCTGTCTATCATGAGAAAACCAGCGTTGATAGGTGCGTTCCTTACAGAGCTGAATCAGAAATCAATGGCTAATACTTCTGGCATGGTTCGTAACCTGCTATCTAGCGTACCTTTCTCTTCGAAAGGGGCTATATATGTAGGTTTATGGACATGTTTTGGAGTTAAGGGGCTTCTTAGTACCGCACGACAACTAGACGCGCAAGCGTTGAGTTATATCACCTACGGTAGAAGCATAGATCCCTTTACTTTCCAATATAGTTTACACGAGGGTATTCGTACCGCCGTGCTCCAGAGAGCTAGAAGTGCTATCGCAAGTGCAGAGTCCGCGGAAAGAAGATTCTATTCTTCTTTCTGGCGATTGACAGCTACACGAGGAGTAGTCCAGGGCTTTTACGAAGCCTTTGCACTATTTCTGGCTCCTGGATTTTGGTTGTATCTGGAGTCTTTAATTAGACAAACAGAAAGAGCAAAATCCTTTGAGCGTGACGTTCACAGTGTACTAATAAACCATGAAGGTACTCATCAGTTACTTGAAATGTCACCAGTTGTAGGTCTTGACCTACGCTGGTCTAAAGAGGCTGGTAAACAACTCAATCTTTTCATCCGTGATGCTTCTAAAGCAATTTGGAGCACCTACGATATGATGGAAAATGATTGTGGTATGTATAGACAAGATGATTCTCACTTCTTATATTAGAAGTTTGATTACTTGACTTCTGCTCTATCTTAACATTTTAAGCGGATGAGTTCTCTCATCTAGCCTCGGAGTGTTATTAATGACTCGCAAGGTCAGTAGAGTAAGAGATAACTAGAGACACACGTAAACGTGTACGGCTGGAAATTGTCGATCTGACGGGGTCCAGAC